ATGCCACTCACAGACACCCGCGTTAAAAACGCCCGCCCACAGGATAAGCCCTACACATTACAGGATGGTCAGGGGCTTTACCTCGAAGTCAGACCCACCGGCGCAAAATACTGGCGCTACCGGTACTGGCTCACTCCCATCAAAGATGGTCGATATACTATCGGCGAATATCCTTCCGTTTCCCTTTCCGATGCGCGCCGCGAGCGCGAATGGGCCCGCGAGCAGGTTAAGCGCGGACTTAACCCCACAGACGTTAAAAAACAGCAACGCCAGCGCGCCGAAATCGAATCGGCCAATACGTTCGAACTTGTGGCTAAAGAGTGGATTGAGAAGAAGCGTCCTACCTGGACGAAAGGAACCTGTGAGCAGGTAGAAAACTTTCTGGCGATAAACTGCTATCCGGCATTCGGTAACAAACCAATCCGCGATATCACTGCGCATGAAATTCTTGCGGTGTTAAAAAAGATGGAGAGCCGCGGATCGACGTCTTCCGCGTTAAAAGTGCGGCAATGGTGCTCGGCAATTTTTTGTTATGCGGTTGCCACGCTTCGCGCCGACTCTGATCCGGCCGCCGCCCTGAAAGGAGCAATTATTCCGCCGAAAACTGAAAATTCCCGTTGCCTGACTGGTGACGAGCTGCGCAAATATTTTGCTGCAGCGGAAAGTTACACCGGCCACACACAGACGAAATTATGTTTACAGTTGTTACCATTCTTTTTTGTGCGCCAGGGGGAGCTGCGCGGGGCGGTGTGGACAGAAATAGACTGGGACCAGAATCTGTGGGTGATCCCGGCTGAGCGAATGAAGATGAGCCGCCCACACTCAGTTCCGCTGACGCCTTACACCCGATCTCTACTGGAGAGGGCGAAGGCGCTGGCCGGAGATAATCCGCTTATCCTTCCCGGTGTGAAGAATCCCCGTGCGCCACTGGCCGACAGCACCATTAACCGAGCTATCGTTTACCTGGGGTTTGCAGCGAAGCACATTACAAGTCATGATTTCCGTGCCACCGCGTCAACCACGCTATACGAAATGGGATTCCGGCGTGAGGTTATAGAAAAGCAACTGGCGCATGCCGAAGCTAACCGTGTCGTTGCCGCCTATAACCACGCCGAGTATCTGCCAGAACGGCGAGAGATGATGCTCGCCTACGAGTCCTGGCTTCGAGGTTTTATGCCTGGCTCTGGCTCTTGATTCGCTCGATGTATGGCACGATAGACGATTCAGGCCACTTTGAACGCGGCCCATCCTTCAGAGGGCGCGGTAGTTCCCCGCAACTCACCTTTCGGTAAAGCGTGGCGCGAGACATGCTGAGAACGTCGCATACAGCCTTTACGCTTAATAATTTTTCCATTGATGCTCTCCACTGGCCCCATCCGGGGCCGTTTGATATTTCGTTATCAGCTGTCACGGCGCCATGCGAATGGCAACGGTTCAGGTAAAATCCACAGATGTCGCATGTTGGCAACGTTCACCACATCACGTTCCGCCGGGTAAATCTCGACCGCATCCCGGTCTGCATAACCCACTGCGTTTTTGATTTCCTGCAGTGCGTCCCAGGTGATGCCATCCTTCCAGCGCCCGTTCATTCCCATACCGGTTGTGTTAACGCTCAGGCGGATCACGCCTTCCTCTTCCCTGAATTCCTGCACCAGAAAATATGAGTTGGCCCATACATGGGTGCGTTTCGGGTCGTGAAGCTTTTGCGGCCACTTTGCCGCTGGCACTTCTTTAAGGTTATCGATCACTCTCTCCCCCTTAACCCCATCGTTTTATTTGCCACTGAACGCAGGCGGCGCATTCCCGTCATTGCTGTAGCCACATAGCTCATCTTCCGGTTAACAACCTCCACCGTAACCTTTGAACCCTGAACCTGAACGGTGTATGTCGTTTTAAGATTTTTAGGGCCGTAATCACCAAAACGGTCAACATGCTTTGCGAGTGCTGCGTTACAGGCCTGGCAGCCAATCGGCGATGTTTTACTTCGATTGATTAGTCTCATCGTTAACCGGGAGGGCGAACCCTCCCGCCTCCCTTAGCCGACATACTCAGGTTTCATATCCAGCAGCGTGATGCTGAATCTCTCATACAGCTCATCGCCCAGGTGGCGTTTCGCCGCCGTCAGGGTCTGCTCAGCCTTCGCGAACAGCTCAGCAGCTTCCGGTTCACCCGGCTGCGGAAGAGAGTTGATCGCCGCTTCGACTTTGTTGCGTGCATCCACCAGGTAGTAGCGCTTAACGGCTTTGTTTTTCAGTTCAGTAAACAGGGCGGTGCCCAGCGTGGCTTTCGCTGCTTCGATATCCACACGTACCGCTTTTGCGCCATCGACGTCTTCAGCGGCTTCAATGCGGTCGCGGAATTCATCGGCCAGGGCATTGATATTCGCTGCTGACTCTTGTGCGTTGTGAGTGGTTGTTACGCTGTCATCTGAGATTTCAGCCAGACTTACCCGCGCTGGCGCCGGGTTGATTTCTTTCTCGGTGCGCTGCTCCACCTCATCAGGCGTATACACACCGAGAACGACCGCAGGGCAGTACAGGCGCGCCCAGTATTTAAGGGCCAGGTAAGCGATCTGCTGCTTGGGGTTAGAAATCCACAGTGGAGAGTTACGCGTGATCACGCTTGAAAGGAAGACCGGTTCGCCCCAGGTGATCTCGCTTTCGCCACGAATGACGGCACCCACACGAACCGACAGGCCTTCCTCGTCAGCACTAGTCCAGCCGCGCACCATTTCTTTTTTGTCGTATGTCCCGCCACCTTTCGCCGGCTTCTTAACGACCTCCTCACGGCTGCTGGCGCATTTCGACCAGTCACCCTCGTACTCATAGTGAAAGCGTCCCACGATTGCGTTTGAGCTCGAGATCACCGCGTTGACCAGCTGCGCTTCGTAACCCAGTACGCCGTTTACCAGGTGCGTTTTCTGTGCAACGGCGTAAGGGTTCATGCCCCATTGCATTGCCTGCATGATGATGGCCATGCAGTCGGCTGGGTTGCCGCGAAGATGTTCAGGGACCGTTACTGCTGCCTGAGCCATCAAACCGGCAACGGCCTGCAACTGGGTTAATGCCTGCACATTGAAGATGGCGTTACTGGCAGAGATAGTGTTTGGAGCCTGCTGCTCCGTGGTTACGATATTCATGTTTTCCATCGTCATTCCCCTTATGCCTGAGTGCGCAGCGCTTTAAGGCGGTGCAGGTCGAAGTCGTTCAGTTCGTCGGTGTAGTCTTCGGTGATCGGCGCTGGCCAGTAGTTGGTATCGTAGGCCTGAGCCAGAGCGCGCATGGTTTTCTGATACTCTTGCATGCCCAACGCCAGCAGATCCTCCGATGCCTCAATAACCGCCACCCAGTGGTAACCCTCGTCTTTGTTGACGAATATCCAGAAGAACTGGTCAAAGTCAGCAACCGCGCAGTACATGCCCGCGCTGAGGTGGTAATCGCGGTCGATGATTTCCCGGTGCAACCTGGCGCGCAGGCCATCCTGCTTAACGCGGCCCATGCTGATAGTCTTCAGATCGACGCCGATACGAACACCGTTGATTTCAACCTCAAGGTCCGGGCGTACACGGACTTCAAGGCCGGTTTCGTCGTCCATACCGAAGTAACTGGTTTCGACAGAGCGGGAAGGGTGGCGCAGTAGTTTTCCGGCCGATTCATGGTTCAGAAGGGCTTGCTGAATTGCCGTGGCCAGCGCCAGCTGTTCATTTGACAGGATGGTTTTCCCGGCAACGCTATCGCGCCACTCCTGCTCGAACTCATCAGCGAAAATGGCATCAGGATTCACCGCGCGGATCGCCGCCTGCAGTTCCTCTTTCTTGCCAGTGAGCTTCAGCTGCTCGGCTTTTGGCTTATCCGCATTAAATTCGCGGATGAACGCCTTCATGGTGTCGGTGGTGGTGAATGCTTCCTCCGGAACGCCAGGGAACACCGCGAATTCTTCGTGAAGCTTCTCCGGTTCCAGCGCTAGTGTGTGGGCCAGGCTACCAAACGTCAGCGCCTCGCTGCTTTCGCGGCGGATTGTCTTGGACACATGGCGACCGTGATAGAACATCAGGCTGACGCGCGCATCCTTCACCATGGTTGAGCTGATACCGTTCGCGGCGTGGTAAACGTTGTTCGGTAACCCTTCATAACGGCCTGGTTCGAAGAAAGCCGGGTATTCTGGCGCTGGTGACTCCTGATGCACTTCTGGCTCGATCTGATTCACTTTTTCGGCTTCTTGATGCGCAGAATCGTCACTCTGATGCACATTTTCCGGTTTTTGTTTCACATTCTCCTGATCATGATTCGCCAGGCTCGGCGCTGCGGCCGCGAAAATTTCTGACGGCGCTACGGCATCTGCCTGCGGATGATCTGCATCAGCGCCTTCGCCTGCTGAAACCGGTGTACCAGCCGGGATTTCGTTACTGACAGCCGTTTCCATCTGCACATCTTCGGTAATCTCCAGTTCTTTGCGCAGGCCTTCGGCCATTTCCTGATAAGTGGCGTCGCCCATTACGGGGCCGTTGTCCGGATTAATCGGGGCGTTACTAGTCAGCCCTTCGATGGAGAACACTCCAGCGCCGAGGTTTTCGACCTTAGGCTGTGCTGCCGCTTCTTCAGCCCGGCGACGCGCCCCTTCTTCCCGGACGCGCTGTAAGTTCTCTTCGTGAGTACAGAAGGATTTACGCGGCGTTTTATCCCATTTCGGATCCGCCGGGTCGCTGATACCCTCAACATATTCGCCTCGGTCAGCGGCCAGTTGTTTATCCAGGGTTTCACGGCTAAATTGCGCAGCCTCCACAGTTGCAGCATCTGGCTTGGCATGCTGGTGTTCTTTCAGGTTTGCGCTGATGTAGGTTTGCAGGCTGACCGGGAAATGATGGACGTTTTCGGCGGCACCACGGATCAAGGCGAAAATGGCAGCGCGCGAATAGTCCAGGATGCCCGCTGTTTTGCGCAGCGCTGCTGACCATTCCCTGAACGGGCTTTCTTTTTTCTCAATGATTTCTCTGGCGCGGCGGTGAATGGATACAGGCATGTTGTAAATATCGAAATCCATCGGCAGCGTCGCGGCTGCAATTTCAATATCCAGCGTATCCAGGGTGTGCGCATAATCCTGGCTACGATCTGTCGCGATGCCGCCGCCAGCATTCGTGCCGGTGTCTGTGCGCTGAATGGCGGAAATGCGATTTCCTTTGGCCCATTCCTTCACAAGCAGCCCCTTGTCGATATACGCGGTTTCGCTCCAGGCTTTCAGGAACTGCAGCATTACGCCAAGCTCAGGCAATTTTTTATCCTGCGGGAACACTTCCCTGACCGCGTCGGTCAGTTTCCATAGGTCGTATTCCCTGACGTCTTTCAGGGAAGGGGTGTTTTCAGCGGCCAGGAGCAGGTTTTGTACGTACGAGTTATCCACGTCCATTTCCAGTGCGATAAGGGCATTTTTCTGCTCTGCCTGGATGTGGTAGGCGTATTCGCTTTCAGAGATAAACTGAGCGAGTAGACGCTGGCGGAATGGCAGGGTTGCCACGGTGATAAGCTCTGGAATTTCCGCATTCTGCAATTTCTGAACAATGTCAGTTGCGGAGGCGGCGGTAGTATTAATTTCAGGCCAGTCATGAACGATGTCAGCCCACTCTTTAACGAGCTGGGAGCGATCACCCGGGTCAGCTTCCACCCAGGCTGTAATAAATCCGTTGATGGCGCTTACTTCGTGGTTCTGCTCCAGTGGGAATAATTCTTTTACAGCCTGAATGAGTTTCCACTCAACATGTGCAGACAGTTCATCAATGCCTGGTACCTCCCGGCAGGCCTGCAGCAGATTCTGGATATAGATATTGCTTTCGTCCGCCTCAGCTGCGCCGATCTGTACGTGCACAGCTTCACTGATTTCTTTTTCTTCAGTGCCGTTAAGCAGGTGTGCAATCAGGCGCTGCGGCAGGCGCAGTCGTGCTACCGGGCGGAGCAGTGCAGGGGCGTCAGCTGCTGGAGTACTGGCTTTAGCGGCAGCGTCTGCAAGCTGCGCGCGTTCGTCCTGAATATTTACGGATTCAGCCGGTTTCGCTTTTGGTAGCCAGGTACGCCCGTCTTCCTGCAGTTCGTAACGATCACACCAGGTAAAGTCGACGACGCCTTCTTCCGGCAGATCATTTACCACCGGGAAATTAGTCAGGACAGGAAGCTGGTAATCATGGCCACGACCCACTTCGATTTCAGCATCTTCGAGAATAACCTGCGCCTGGAGCTTGGCGCGTGCTTCGGTTTTGGCGGTGAACCAGAAAATGCCGTTTGGCTTTTTAGATTTCTGGCTGGCCTTTATCAGATTGAAGAATTCCATACTGTTCCTCATTTTTGGGTGTTAAGATCCCCGGGCCATTGACAGCGCCCATTGGGTGTTGTTTTGGTTTTTCAGATTTCCAGCGTGCTTTGGTCGGTTCCGCTGGACGTAAGGCCCGCTTCGGCGGGTTTTTGCGTTTATGGCTCGTGAGCCATCTGATCGTGCCCGGCGCACTGCCTGGAGCAGTAATGCCGCTCTTCGCGGGCAAGCATGTTGCCGCGCAGTAAAAGCAGGTTGCTTTTTACTTCGTCGCCAGGCTGAAGAGGGCTTTTGCAGTAGGCGCATTTCGCACCGGTAGTTTCCTGACCGTGAATCATCGGATCCCCCCAGCCATTCAGTAAAACTTCCACAAGACAATCGTTAATACGTATGGCACCGCGCATGGTGCGCAGGTAAACGTATTTGCCGCGAACCGCTGACACATTCCAGGTGTGCCCGTCGTGCTTTGCCAGCATTCCCGGAACCACACACTGGCGAATGATGTGCATCGTGCCGTAGTGTTGATTAACCATCTCATCCTCTGCCCTTATCGCCAGGCTGGCGGAACGTTTGTAAACCTGCTGCGTGTTAATGACTCCACCTCATCCCGGTATTCATATGCTCCGGGCCGCTACTTCGTGGGCGTCCTGCCTTGGTGGTAGTTACTGCGTTTTGATGGGGTAAGTAAACCACCGCTTTACCAGATGGTCAAGTATTATGAGATAAAAAAGTACAGCTACGCTTTACTATGCTGAGAAATAGTTTGATTTGTGATGATTTAGGGCAAAAAAAATCCCAGCGCGGGGCTGGGATTGGGAGAAGGGAATTAACTTTTATTCTGAGGGGTCATCATCGTGGAATTTGATACGACCTTTCATAAATTTTTCGTACAACTCGTCCAGCTCTTTTAAGCGTAAAACGAATATCCGAATCATATTTTTCTGCTCTTCACTTGGTAACTGTCGATAAAGTTCCAGCAACCGCTGTTCGTCAGGCTTCAACCCATCCTTTTCACTGACATCTTCGCCTAATAACCATGCGACAGAAACGCCAGCGGTATCGGCAATTGCCAGAGCAGATTCTTTACTAATTTTCCCCGTTCTAAACCAACCAGTAACAGCTTGTTTGCTGACATTAGCTATTTTGGCCATCTCGGTTTTAGAGAAGCCTTTGGCGTTTAGTTCAGTCAGCCTCTCAATGAGGTTTTGGTTTGGCTCTTTTTTCATGCCGTCATTGTAAACAATCACTTTACCAATGGGTAGGCAATCCTGTGTTGACTCAATGGTAAATTGGTGCTTTACTTCGCTCACTTGAGGAGGTCCTATGACTGGTATTGAAAATGCAATTCGACAGCTCGGTTCGGCGAGTGCGCTGGGCAAAGCAGTCGGCTTATCAAAAATGGCCGTATCTCTTTGGAGACGCAATGGCGTACCGGCTGAACGAGTGCTCCAGGTGTTCGACGTAACTGGCGTCACTCCACACGAACTACGCCCCGATCTTTACCCTAATCCGACCGATGGTCTTCCGAAACAGGAGTAACCATGCAATCACTTCAATTTCAACAGAGTACCGGAACAGTTCCGGTAACGATGATAAATCGTTCTCAGGTGAAGCCGGAGTTTACCCACCAGCAGCTTCGTGCAGCAGTTCGTGCCTGGGCGGCTGCGATCGATAACCAGGACGTGGTGGCCGGGCTGATTGTTGAAGAATATCAACTCAGCGGTGGCAGCCTGGATTTCCCGACCGAAATAAACCGCCAGCGTCAAAAGCTCTTTCGCTGGCTGGACGGTGATACCGATTACGCACATGCAAATATCCGCGAGTTAACTCCGGCAATTCTTAACGTTCTCCCGCTCGAGTTCCGCACCCGGCTTATCCCACAGGAAGACATCCTTTCGCGTGTAGCGACGGCGATGAAAGAGTGCGCGGAAGCCAAGCAGGCCGTGCTGATGAAAGCGCCTGAACATCAGAAGATGAAAGAGGTGAGCGAGGGGATCGCGTCGTTGTTTCGTCTGATGCCCGAGCAGGTCGGTCCGCTGATGACGATGGTTACGTCGATGCTGGGCGTCATGTAACCGGGGCCGCTTATGAACCATGAGCAATTTATCGAGAAGCATGTCCGAGAAGAGCTTATCCGCCTGGGTTTTCCGGTTCCGGTGGCTCAGGGGGGGGGGCATTTCAGGCCGTGGATTTATACCGGCGTATGTCTCAGGCAAGCCGCAAGGGGAAAATTTTCGATGATGTTTTACGACACGCGAAGTTGTGGGCAGAGAAACAAACAACCTCAGCCGACAGGTTCGAAGAAAAGCGCGTTAAGCGTACCGAACAGCGCGGGCTGTTGTGAAAGGTTGAAGACCGTGCTGGTGGAACAGCAACGGCCTTCGGGTGCAATAACTGGAAGCGATTGCGAGGTCATTATGACAAACAACATTTTAAATTACCAGGCGCGGGAGGCATAGCTATGTCGAATGTCGCCTACGCCAATTTTGCGGCGCATTCCGCCGCCAGGAGCAACCGGATGGAAAACCAGAAGACCGGATTCATCCCGTTGTACCGGAGTGTGCTTAAACAACCCTGGTCTAAAGATGTTTTCCTGCGAACGCTGTGGGACAACCTTCTGCTGAACGCCGCCCGACAGCCGTACACAGCGAGTTTTAAGGGGCGTCAGTGGCCACTGCAAACCGGACAACTGGTAACCACCTCAGCCGATCTGGGGCTGAATCTGTGCGACCGTAACGGGCAGCCAACCAGCCGCCATACGGTTGACAGAATGCTGGACATATTCGAGCGGGAAGGAATGATTTCAAGGGCTGGCGAGCGCCGGAAAGGCACTGTGATAACCATCACAAATTATGCTACATATGCTCAAAAAATGGACGATTTACCCGCGAATAAGGGTGCGCTTAACAGCGAGCATAAGTCCGCGCATAACAAACCTAGTAACGGCGCGGGTCTGGAAGGTGATGCCGCGCATAACCCCGAGCAAATAGCCGCGCTTAAACCCGCGCATCATGAACAACAAGGTAATAACAACAATATAAATACTAAAAGATCTTCGTTTCGGAATTCTGGCGAATCCCGTAACGACGCAACTGAAAAATTTCTCTCCCGTCACCCCGAAGCTACTGACGGAATTTACACCCCGGCAGGCAAATCCTGGGGAACGGCTGACGACCTCAAAGCCGCGCGCTGGATTTATCAGAAACTCCTGGTGGTCAATGCCAGCCTGTCAGAGCCCAAATGGGTTGAATGGGCAAACACTGTTCGCCTGATGCGCATGGTTGACCGCCGGACTCACCGCGAGATTTGTGAGTTGCTCGTGTGGGCCAGCGAGGACGATTTCTGGGGCAGCAACATCCTGAGCCCGTCCGGCCTTCGCAGGCACTGGGACACGCTGACCACGCAACGTGCACGTAAACCAAAAAACTCCCGTGCCAGCGCAGCGCCGCTGGATTTCGATAACACCGACTGGGCGGAGGGTCTGCTGCCATGAAAAACATTGGTACCGAGATGCGCAATTTCGATCGGGAGCAAATGCGCCGCGTTGCGATGGGAATGCCGGAGCAGGAGGCTGCAACACGCCAGGAGCATGCCGCCCAGGTATTCAACGAGCTTTTTCGCCAACTGCGCGCCACTTTCCCGGCCAGCATGTCCGTTTTTAAAACCCAGGCTGACATTGACGAATTCCGGCGCCAGTGGCTGCTGGCTTTTGCCGAGAACGGGATCACCAGTTTCGCCCAGGTCGACGCTGGTATGCGCATTGCCCGCACTCAGGAAAAACCGTTCTTGCCGTCGCCCGGTCAGTTCGTGGCATGGTGTCGCGCTGAGGAAAGCGCCGCCGTAGGTCTGCCTGACCAGAACGAGCTGGTAAAGCTGGTTTACGAGTACTGCCGCAACCGCAGCCGTTACAGCGACGCCGAGTCATATCCATGGCCTGACAACGACATCACCCCGAGCACCGTGAAATATCGCGCCAGCTACTGGCTGGTCACAACCCTGTACCAGCAGATGCGCTCATACGGGCTCACGGACATGGAGCTTAACCGCAAAGCCGGTGAGGAGCTGGCAAAAATGGTGAAACGCATTCGCGCTGGTGAAGTGATTCCTGAGCCGGTTGCGCGTCTGCCCGTAATGGGCAGTAAACCAGTTACGCGTGAACAGGGTATGGCGAAAATTCAGGAAATCCGGGCGAAGTTCGGGCTTAAAGGCGGGAGGGCTTAATCATGACAACGAATTCAGTTAATGTCGTTATCAGCTTCCTGGCTGACCGGGAAGGCAATCTCCATGAAATCGCTTCGGCTATCGGCATGGACCCAAACCGAACTTCAACGCTGCTCGGTGGCCTGCTGCGTAGCGGGAAGGTGGTACGTTCAGGGCGGCGGCGCGAGTATGTTTACGCGCTTGCACCTGACTATAAAACGCCGGAAGAAACCTTTCTGAGTCGTGTGGATGCCGTGCTCGCTGAGCTGAAAGAGCGACGCAGACTGACCTATGCGGAAATAAAAACGCTACTAGGTACCAGCGACTGTATCACGCGCGACTTCCTCACTCAGATTTGCAGGAAGGGGAACATCATCAAACAGGGTAAACAGGGTTATTTCCTGACGTTTCAGGATTACGAGACGTACGTGGAAGCACTGGCTGAGCGCCGTAAGGCAAAGCGTAAAGCTGACTGTGCCGCCCGCCGCGCAGCGCGGAAATCTCAAATCAAGCCAGCGGAGCCGGAAAAACCATCTGAGCCAGTAAACGTAATCACTGATGATTGCCGCCAGAACTGGCAGGGCTATCAAATCCATAAAATCTTCGGGAGCGCCCGCGCATGAAAGACATGACCCATGAGCAGTTAATTCGCGCCACCTACGTGGTCGCTAAGTACGAAAATCCGAAGACGGCACAACTGCTGACTGAACTGGCGGGGCGGCTGGACTGCGCGCTGGCAGCGGCGCGTACAGCTTGCCTGGAACGTGACGCCGCTGTCAGAGCCGAAATCGAGTGGGAGACGGCCATGCGCCAGGCTACTAGGGCAGACAGCGTTGATGACGTGGTTCTGGCGATTGAGGCGCTGAAGTCAGCTGCTGGAGAACTCACCAAAGGAGACGCAGCGTGAACTGGAAACATGATGCGTTAGTCCACGATCTTGCTGAACATTTGCGGCAGAATACCGCGCGAATCGTCTGGGAAGATATGCAGCTTGGGCCAAGCGGTACCGCGCGCCCGGATGTTTACGCGATCCCGTGCTCATTCAGCAAATTTTGCCCCGTCGTCTACGAAATAAAGGTCAGCGTCTCCGACTTCCGCGCCGATGTGACTGCCGGGAAATACACGAAATATTTTGCGTACGCCAGCGCGGTAGTCTTTGCCGTTCCCGAGGGAATGCTGAAAAAGTCTGATATTCCGGAGGGCTGCGGGTTGATGGTTCGTAAAGAAAGCGGATGGCATACCCTGAAAGGTCCGACCATGCGATCCATTGACAACCTTCCGCGCGACGCCTGGATAAAACTGGTTATCGACGGAATCCGCCGTGAAACCGAGCGTACCCGACTTATGATGCGCAGCGCTCCGGTTTATGTTGATGAAAGACGGCTGGCGCTGCGACATGGCGACGAGATTGCCAGACTGGTATCGCAGGCTTACAACGCAAAAGCTCGCCTCGAATCGGCTATTCAGAATCAGGAAAAGCGCCGTGCAGAAGTTTTCCAGCAGACAGAGCAGGAGGCTCGCTGGCAACGCGAGCAGATAGAGCGACAGGCTGAAAGCCTGAACAGGGCGCAACGCGAACTGGCTGATGTTCTCGGGCTGCCTGAAAACGCGACAGTTAATCACCTTACCCGGGCAATAAATTCAGCCGCCTATCGACTCGCTCAGGATGCCGAGGTTATACGTCTGCGTGGATTGTTCAGCAGGCTGGAAGATTTGCTGGTCAGCGCCAACCAGAAGCTGCCGGGTGAGTCAGCTAAGGTGGGAGCGGCATGACAGAGTCAGATAATTTAATGCAGTACGCCACAAAACGCATCGTAGAGCTGGAAAGCCTGCTGCTGATGGATGTGCCGGAAACAATCTGGCCAGCTGAGGTGGGCATGGTCTATACGCAGGTAGAAAGCGCCGTGGATCTTCCGGCGCACCACCAGCGCCGCCTGAAACATCACATCAACCGTATGTGGCTGGAAAAAATGCCGGTACCGGCGATCGTCACTGCTGCCCGTTCGCTGGCCGCTGCCATGGAGAAATACGCGTGAGAGAAATCATTGTTGATAATTTTGCCGGTGGCGGCGGGGCGTCTACCGGTATTGAGCTGGCGACTGGCCGCAGTGTGGATATTGCCATCAACCACGACGAGAACGCCGTCGCGATGCACACCACCAACCACCCGGATACTCTGCACTATTGCGAATCGGTGTTTGATGTAAACCCAATGGCGGCGACGGCAGGCCGCCCGGTGGGGCTGGCATGGTTTAGCCCGGATTGCCGCCACTTCTCGAAGGCCAAGGGCTCAAAGCCAGTTGAGAAAGAAATTCGCGGTCTGGCGTGGATCGTTATTGGCTGGGCGCTGGCGGTGCGGCCACGCGTGATGATGCTGGAGAACGTCGAAGAGTTTAAAACGTGGGGGCCACTGCTGGCGGCAGAGATGCGCCCGGATCCGACCCGCGCAGGTGAAACATTTGAGGCGTTCTGCGGGATGCTTTCCTGTGGTGTTCCTGCCGGGCATCCGGCGCTGGCAGAGTGCTGCGAGTTCCTGGGCATTGCCGCCGACGATGAGCAGGCGCAGCAACTGGTGGACGGGCTCGGATATGCTGTTGATCACCGCGAGCTGCGGGCGTGTGACTATGGCGCGCCGACAATCAGAAAGCGCTTTTTCATGGTGATGCGTTGCGACGGCGTGCCGGTAACCTGGCCGAAGCCGACACACGGCGACCCTAAATCGTCAGCGGTCCAGGCGGGCAGCCTGGCGCCATGGCGTACTGCGGCTGAATGTATCGACTGGTCAATCGCCGCGCCGTCCATATTCGACCGCAAAAAGCCGCTGGCGGAAAACACGCTCAAACGAATTGCCCGAGGCATTCAGCGGTTCGTGATCGACAATGCGTCGCCGTTCATCGTGAAGTGTAATCACACCAGCAACCGAACCAGTTACGACTGTTTCCGTGGGCAGGCGCTGGCGGAGCCGCTACAGACCATTACCAAAACACACGGCTATGCTGTCGCGGTACCGCACCTGACAAAATTCCGTACCGGCGCAACCGGGCAGGCAGTCACCGAGCCGGTACCGACGGTAACCGCTGGCACATCCAGGCGCCCTGGCGGAAACGGGCATGCGCTGGGCGTGGTGGAAGCCGCACTTACCCCGTTCCTGGCGGGTAATGGTGGCAGCGAGTATCAGGCCAAACCGCGCCCGCTGGATAAACCCGCGCATACCATCCTGAAAGAGTCACGGTCATGCGTCGTTGCGCCAGTAATTGCCCGTCAGTTCGGTGCCAGCATCGGGCACCGGGCTGACGAACCGAGCGCCACGATTACCGCTGGTGGCGGCGGAAAATCGCAGTTGGTGACTTCGACCCTGATCCAGATGGGGTATGGCGAACGCCCCGGACAGCAACCACGTGTGCTGCAACTGGACAATCCGCTGGGTACCGTTACTGCCGGCGGCAATAAGTTCGCGACGGTTAGCGCATTCCTGGCGAAGCATTACGGCGGGAATTACTCAGGGCCGGGCGTCGGGTTGGACGAACCAGCGCACTCAGTGACCACTGTCGACCATCATGCGGTTGTAGCCTCTCATCTGGTGAAACTGCGAGGTACCTGCCGGGACGGACAGCGAACAAACGAGCCGATGCCGACCATCACAGCCGGTGGCCTGCATGTTGGAGAAGTCGAAACCATGCTTGCGGTTGAGTCTTACGACGAACAGCGCGCAGCGCAGGCGCTGGCGTTCCTGCGGGAATACTGCGGTGAGGATTGCGACGGGCTGGTGACCGTTGACGGCATCACTTACCGCATCGTCGATATCGGTATGCGTATGCTGCAACCGCACGAGCTGTACCGCGCCCAGGGCTTCCCGGAGTGGTATATCATTGACCGTGACTATCGCGGCGTGAAGTACGCCAAAGATAAGCAGGTGGCGCGCTGCGGCAATGCGGTACCGCCGCCGTTCGCTGAGGCACTTGTTAGGGCTAACTTGCCGGAGATGTGTAGAGCGAAATATCTTGCTGCATAATTAAAATTGCTGGTCATACCACGGCGTTTTTGGTGATAAAAACTACAATTATTGTTGCCAAAAATGACTGAGGGGCTGATATGAAAGCAAAATATAAAGTTATTTATTATATCGATAGCAAACGGCATGAGTTCGATACGTTTGTTTTACGAGACGACAAGATTGATGAAGCCGATCTTTATTCTCAAATAATGCCTAAGGTAGAGGAGCACTATAAGGACACATATGGTGTTAATTCATTTGCAGTGCGAAAGGGATTCAGTGACATCACTTTCGACTATTTAGGTCCGAGTTAAACACGATAGCTCTCTGCTGCATGCATACTACTAATGTTAAGCCACGTTGTACCGTGGCTTTTTTATTCAATGGCTTACAACAACTTAACTTTTCAAACCTGTGTCGCAATTTGTGCGCTTATCGAGTTGATCATTCTCCCGTATGGGTGTACTGTTTATTTATACAGTATTTTTATGAGAGGGATGATCATGAAGGTTGAAGTCACTATCGAACGTACAAAAAAACTGCCTGATGGCGCGATCCCGGCGCTGGAAAAAGAACTTTTAAAACGATTAAACAAGCGCTACGAAGGGTGCAAGCTGACCATTCGTCGGGCACAAAATGACGGGCTCAATGTTATCGGTGGCGATAAAGACGAAATCGCAAATATTCTGCAGGAAACCTGGGAAAGTGCGGACGAGTGGTTCTACTGATTGAACGTTGAACTATTTCCTGAAGCTGAACAGGGGGATGCTGTGAGAGAATGTGTTTCAAAATCATCTGAGCCTGACTGGTATGACGTTGTCAGAAGGGCGGATGGCGCGGTGCTATGTAGTTTTCCAGGAGGTGATCGTTTTCTTGTTTATAAAAGTGGAGGGCTTATTTCTATGCGACCTTTACTTGATGAGGAAATTATTTTCACGCCAACCGCGGTTGTGCAGTTTCTCACTGATCTCGGCTACCGCATCCAAAGACCATCTGATAATATGATCTCATCGGTCTGAACAGCCGGTAAACCTGCTGCGCCACGGAGTGAACACCATGGCGCACTTGCAATTAATCAAGCAATCATCAGGAATCCTGATCCCGGCTACGCCCGAGACCAGCGATTTTCTGCATTCAAAATGTAAGCTCGGCGCTGTTCTGGTTGCCGATTTCAAAAAAGTGCGCAACCCGGCATTTCACCGCCGATTCTTCGCGCTACTCAATCTGGGCTTCGATTACTGGGAACCTACCGGCGGCGCGATATCTTCCAACGAACGCAGGCTGGTTAACGGTTACGCCAGATACCTGGCTGCTTTCGGCGGGAACGAAAGTGCGCTGATGGATGCCGCTGAGCAATATCTGGATCAGGTTGCCAGTCGCCGCATAACAAACGGCATCAGTCTTTGTAAATCCTTCGATGCGTATCGTGCCTGGGTAACTATCGAGGCCGGGCATTTCGACACCATCCAGTTGCCTGACGGCACTCTCCGTAAACATCCCCGCAGTGTTTCTTTTGCCAGCATGGACGAAACAGAGTTCCAGCAGCTCTACCGTGCCGCACTGGATGTGCTCTGGCGCTGGATCCTGTCCCGCGTATTTCGCGATCAGCGTGAGGCCGAGAACGCCGCCGCGCAGCTGATGAATTTTGCGGGGTGAGTATGGCTAAAAAACCTCGTCGAAAATGCATCCACTGCAGGGAGTGGTTCCACCCGGTTCGTGATGGGCAGATTGTCTGCCGCTACGTATGTGCCAGCGCTGTAGGCAAAGAGCAGACTGCAAAGAACCAGGCTGATGCTATGCGTGCTGAGAAGAAGCGCCAGCGCGAAGAGGAGAAAGAGCAGCGGGCACGCCAGGCGGAACGGCGACAGGCAGTTAAGCCGCTCAGCTATTTCATCAAACAGGCGCAGCAGGCTTTTAACGAATTCATCCGGTACCGCGATCGACATCTCCCTTGTATCAGCTGCGGGCGGCATCACGACGGGCAATATCATGCCGGTCATTTCCGGACTACCGGCGCGAATCCGGAGCTGCGCTTTGACGAAGACAACTGCCATAAGCAGTGTTCGGTCTGTAATAACCACCTCTCCGGCAACCTGACTGCCTACCGTCCGGAGCTAATCGCCAAAATCGGCCAGACCCGCTTTGATGCCCTGATGGGCCCGCACAAATTACCGAAATGGAAGCGCGACGACTACATCCGCATCCGCGATGAATACCGCGCAAAACTCAAAGAACTTAAGCAGCAGGTGGTCGCATGAAACCAGAACTGATCGAATTGCTTCGCATGCGCTGGCTGCGCCTCCGCATTTATCGCCGCCCGGGTACGGTGCTGGTGGACTATCGCATCCTTCGTAACTTTATTCGCATCTACCAGATTGCAGGAGCTGCAGCGTGAATCTTGAAAATACCGTGAAATACCACTTCGCAAAGTCCACGCTGATTAGCTACTCCCCGCGCGCTACCGCATCAGACTCACTGACCGGTACCGATATCATGGCCGCTATGGGCATGACGCAGGAGCGTGCCGCTTTGGGCTACAGCGCTTTCCTCGGGAAGATGGGCATCAGCCAGAACGACCGGGATCGGGCGATCTCACTGTTGGCCGAGTATGCGCTGACCAAATGCGACAAGGTTGCCGCGCTGCGCAAGCTCGCTGCTGGGATTAAGCCGTTGGTCATGCATCAGCTCGCCACCTTCGCTTTTGAGGACTATTCCCGCAGCGCCGCCAGTGTAAAGCAATGCGACTGCTGTGCCGGAAAAGGGTTTATTGAGGCTGATATGTACACGATGAAATCACACTACACCATGAAGCTCCCCCAGTGGGCAAAAGATCTGAAGCAGTCACCCAGTGATTTCGAGGTTAAGCGTCAGGTGAAAGAGGTGGCCCGCGTACTGTGCTCGGCCTGCAATGGTAAGAAGGTCATCAGTTGCGCCTGCAGTGATTGCCGAGGCCGCGGTAAAGCCGTAGACCAGAAGGAAACGAAGAGGCAGGGCGTTCCGGTTATGTCCGACTGCAAACGCTGCGGCGGTCGCGGCTATGAGCGAATTCCTTCGACCGAGGCCCATGCTGCTGTCTGTCAGATTACTGATGCTATCAGCCTGGACACGTGGAAGAAGTCTGTTAAGCCGTTCTACGATCAGTTGATCACGAAGTTTGATATTGAAGAAGCCTGGGCTGAGGCGCAACTGAAACAGATAACCCGATAGGAGGTGAGGAAATTAATTTGAGCTATTTACTTTTCCCGAATCTGTGTTAATTTTATCCCAACGATGGGTTAATGCCTTCGTTTCAAGCCCTGCGGTTAACACCGTGGGGCTTTTGCGTTTGCTTGGCCCAATAAAAAACCCCGCATCATCACGGGGTTTGCTTTGCTAAATGTCTTTAATTTTATGATAGATGCTTATGGCATTGTGGTACATCAGCCTCATCTCGCTAAAATTTGACCCCTGCGATGTGTCAGTATTTTCACCCGCGCCGTAGACCGCCTCGACACAGTCTCCGATCCTTCTAATTGTTGCGGCTGGATCATCTGAATGTTTGATCATTAAAGCCAAAAGAAATGCCGACTTCTCATTCATTGGCCCCATGGCTGAGAGCATCAAGTCAATCTTTTTCTCACGCATTTCTTTATTGTAATTCTGTGGGTCAAGCATGCTGCTCATAAATAATTCTCCAGAGTTGTGAAAGTTATCATTGGTACTACGGAAGAGTTTTCATCACGTTATCAATTTCCCTTCCTTCAAATCTTGAAGTCCAGCCGCAGGAGCCGCAATGGTAAGGAAAGTCATCGAACCCGCTACCGACCTGTTTAAGACAGTTGGGGCAATAAACCGCGCTGATATACCCACCCGCGGGATTTTTTCTGAAGGCCGCGCCCATGTGCTCGACAAACTCATCCTTTGCCCGATAAGCCGCTACTTCCTTCGTAAGTTCTACGCACTTGGCCTTCGCCTCGGCAAGTTCTTCTATGGTGGCAGCATGGGCTTTTTGAAGTACGTCGATCTGCTCTCCAATGAAAGCGATGCGCTCGCGCAGGACCTCGTTACTTTGCACAGCAGAAAGCGCGCCGATCCCATTTTTAAGGGACGCGATAAGTAATCCTACATCCATGGTTATTCCCTAATTGTCTGTGGAATAAACAATTTAGCAATTTCCTTTGTCTGTGGAAAGCTGGGAAACCACGCGCCGGGTGTGGATAAAAATCCCGGCATTAAATTGATTGCTGGCTGCCGATTGGCGGCCTTTTTTATTTCCCCTCATTCCTGAGAGGACTCACCACTAACGAGGGGGCGTAATGTCCGAACCTTTTTCCGGTACGGCGTGGTGTTCGGCGCGTTTGCTGGTGCTGTTTTCTATGTGGCCACCGCTGCCGACCTGACGATTTTTCGCCGTACCGCGTATTTCGTTGTCTCGTATTTTGCTGGCGTGTATGGCTCGGGGCTGGTGGGTTCGTGGCTGGCAAAAATGACGGGCTACGCAGACAAGCCACTGGACGCGCTCGGTGCGGTGATTTTGTCTGCCGTGGCAATCAAGACGCTGACTTTTTTCAGTGAACAGGACCCACTAAAGCTGCTGGCACGCTGGAGAGGGGGAACCAATGGTAACTAACGATCCGCTGGTGGTGACGAACGTGGTGGCGTGTGCCGCCATTGTTCTGCGCCTGATGATGTTCCGTAAGCCTGGCGGGCGACATAACCCGTGGGCGTCATGGTTGGCCTACCTGATAATTCTGGCGTATGCGTCGGTACCGTTCCGGTACCTGTTCGATTCATATCTGCATACCCACTGGGCAACTGTCGCCATCAACTTAATCATCTGCGCCGCCGTGTTCCGCGCCCGGGGCAACGTCGCGCGAATCTTCCATGTTCTGAGGCCGGAATGAAACAATCACAATTTCAGCAGGCGGCTGGTATAAGCGCCGGATTAGCTGCGCGCTGGTTTCCGCACATCGATGCGGCGATGAAAGAATTCGGCATCACTGCACCGACTGATCAGGCGATGTTTATCGCCCAGACCGGACACGAGTCCGTGAGTTTCTCCCGGCTGGTGGAGAGCATGAACTACAGCGTGGCAGGCCTCGCCGATTTCGTCCGTGCCGGGCGACTTACTCAGGACCAGGCAAACGCGCTGGGTCGTCGCTCGTATGAAAAGGTGTTACCACTGGAACGCCAGCGCGCTATTGCCAATCTGGTGTACAGCAAACGCCTGGGCAACAAAGCAGCTGGTGATGGCTGGAAATATCGCGGCCGCGGCCTGATTCAGATCACCGGTCAGGCAAATTACACAAAATGCGGTACCGCGCTGAAACTCGACCTGGTCACCAGCCCTGAGCTGCTGGAGCAGGAGCGTAACGCGGCGCGTTCGGCAGCATGGTTTTTTGCTACCAGCGGATGCCTGCTTTACTCCGGCGACCTGGCGCGCGTCACGCAGATTATCAATGGTGGCCATAACGGCATTGAAGACCGCCGTCTGCGCTACAACCGGGCGCGGAGTGCGCTGGTATGAAGTGGCGATATGTTCTGCTGACGCTGGTGGTCAGTCTCTCGGCGACGACGCTTATCGCCTGGCGTTCCGGATGGAATGCCCACGCCGACCATGTCAACGCGCTGGCGGCGGATAAGAAAGATAAGGCCAATAAAGCCATCCAGCCGGTAGAGAAGAAAGCCGCTGTGGCAAATGCCGAAGCCAGAGTGATTTACCGGACCATAACCCGTGACGTGGTGAAATATGTTCAGTCTCCGGATCGTACCAGGTGTGATTTTGATGATGAGTCTGTACGGCTGCGCCAGCGTGCCATCGACGCTGCCAACTCCATCAGCGGATTTGATGCAGGAACCGTGCAGGGCAAGTAATGCCGGGGCAAACAGCGATGAGGATTTGCAGGCAGACATCGAGACGGCGGAGTGTTTGCGCCAGTTGCGGATCAACACATATCGCTGGCAGGCCTGGTATAACGCGTTGCTTTAAGGCTGCATCCCGGGCAGCTTTTGCCACCCGGTTTATGGTTACTCAGTCAGCTCCTTTTCATTTAGCTGTTCAAAGTAAAAGTCATAACGCTTCAGAAACCACATTCTGCAGTCTTCATCCATGTTACCGGTTATAGCATCAGTACACAGATGTCGACCATGGAAACGCATCCGGGCAAAGCTGTAGGCAAGGAAATCTAAATCCCGGGAAGATACAACACACTTTTTACTCACTACCTGCATACATTCCTCCTCTGTTGGACGATCCAAAAAGGGAAGATGTGTTAATGAAAGTATGGCTCAGAAAAGAGGCAGCGGGAGTGATTTTACTCCTGGATGAAAAAAACGTTGCGCCTGATCAAGCGGAGGTTTTTGCAGGATTATGTGCAATGGCTGGGGGAATAAAAAATGCCCTCATTAAGAGGGCGAGAGGGATTGTCTGGCGTGTGCATTTCGCACTTTTTATTTTTCAATAAAAAAAGGGTCAAACGGTACTACCTCCCCTGGTGCGGCAGGAAGGCTGAGTATGGACGGATTAATAATGTTAACAAGCGTAAGCGGTGACTTTTGACGAAATATCTCGCTTGAGCGATGTTTACGTTTTGGATTTGCTCAGTTAAAAAAAAGCCCTCGGGTAAGAGGGCGAGTCGGAGTAGAGCTGACAGTACTTCGTACTCTTATTCTTTTCTCAATGGCAAGGATCTTACGTTGGTTCTTCAACTCCTGTCGTGGCAGGAAACCTGATTATGGTTGTTAACTTTTAGTTAACAAGCGTAAGCGGGTTGATTGGGAAAAATCCTAGTTTAATGAAATGGTTTCGAAAAAAAACCCTCAGACGGAAGGAAATCCAGATTCTTCAGAGGGTATGCAAATGCATTTCGTTACCTTTTAAACTTAGCAACGCGCCGCTGCACTGATATGAGATATCTCCCATAAGCGAAGCCGTAATAAATTTATAACTTATTTTATATCTGCTTAAAGATGATTATCTCCCTTCCTGCAGATAAGGCTCACCGATTGTCTACACTTAAGACTTCCTAACCAGAAAGGAGGTTTGTATGACCGATCGCCCAGTCGAAGGGGACCATCCTGATTACAGTCCTGTTCCTGATAACGTCAAAAACGACCAGCCAGGGCAAACCGGTAGAGACCAGAAAGACGATACTGGCTCAGCACCTGAATCTGGTGATAAACAGCCATAACTAAAACTAACCGCCTACGGGCGGTTTTTATTGCCATCACGCTGGACATTACAGCAGGCATTCACTGAGTCCCTGTTATAATGACGTTAAAGGATACCTACAAACGAGAAGCTTTATGCGTGACGTTATGCTCTTCGGTGAGGGCTGGAACGGTGAAGTAAGAAAAGTGGCAGATGGGGTGCATCGTTATTACTACACCCCCGAAGAAAACGATCAGCGCCATCGCGAAGCCGTTTTCTCAATTTTAGAGTATCGATCTTTCAGTGGTAAAAATTACTGGATTGGATTTCCGGTTATCGAGCCGTCTCTTTCAGATATTGAGTGGGCCATTATGAAGTATCAGCCTGCGCCCGTTTCGAAGTTTTAGCATTGAGCCAAATTAGCCTCGCAGACGCGGGGCTTTTTTATGCGTAACAGGCTTGCTTACGTGAAGTTTTTTTCGATTTCATTATTTGGATCTCTTTCGTGGCAGGCCTGTGTAAGTAGAAGGGTGATACTTTGTAAATTAATAGCGCACTAACGATTATGCATAATACTTTTTCTGTCAATTACAAAAGGAGAGCAGACGATGATTGATGGAAAAGAAGAAACGCTTATCTCAGGAAGAAAATGCTATTCAGTGACAGGCAAAGATAAAGCGTTAAGAATGTTCGTAGATAATCTCCGCACCAGCAATAAGTTTGAAGATTCTGATATGCGCGTGATAGGTGGGATTGATGCAAATGGCCGAATGAAAATCATTTTAGCCGGACACTTTGTGGATGAGGTTTCGTTTCAGGATTTTAAAAAGAAATTTATTAATCCTTATAAGCTCAAACAAGAAAATTAACGTTTTTTAAATTATTATCAGGATTCATTTTTACTACGCACTACTCATAAATAAGCCCCTGGCATCCGCTGGTGGCTTTTTTATGCGCTTCGTACGCGCACCTGAAAGCAAGGTAATTTTATGGCTGACATCATGACCCAAAGGCCATACCCACCGCCACAGTTTATCGATAACCCGGACTTCAAGCCCTACATACGATTAATCCCGGCTGAAGGCGTTCACGAGTGGATACATACCGGGATACTGAGTGAAGAAGGCACCCTGCATAACCCTGACCATTTCCACTTACTGGAAGCTGACATCGTATTCATGTGGGCGTCGAATGCATTCGCGAAGAAGGGGCGAACGGTGCTGGGCCAGTGTGAAGAGGTAATGATGCGCGCTGGTGGCTGGCAAAAAGCCCGCATGGAACAGCAGATGTACGAATGGTTCGGGCACATCCCGGATTTTATTATCACCCTGGCCGCTGATTACTGCGCCCAATGTTCCGATCTGGAGTTCTGCGCGCTGGTCGAGCATGAGCTCTACCACATCGCACAGGAAACCGATGAATTCGGTGCGCCGAAATTCTACCGGGATAGTGGATTACCCAAACTGAAGCTACGCGGCCATGATGTGGAAGAGTTCGTTGGTGTCGTTCGCCGCTATGGAGCAAGTCACGATGTGCAACAACTGGTGGACGTAGCAAACAGGCCTGCGGAAGTGGCTCAACTTGATATCGCCAGGGCGTGCGGGACGTGCATGCTTAAACTGGCTTGATTACCTGGACTGACCTGGACGAATGGTGAATTATGGCGGCTCTAAAAAATGATGTGAAAGCCTACATAGTTCAGGCCCTTGCGTGCTTTGATACCCCTTCTCAGGTTGTCGAGGCTGTCCAGGCTGAATTTCAGGTGAAGATTACCCGCCAGCAGGTCGAATCCTACGACCCCACAAAAGCCAGTGGCAAGGCGTTAGCTGCCCGGTGGGTGGAATTGTTCAACGCTACCCGAGAACGCTTCCAGAATGAAATCTCGGACATCCCGATAGCCAATAAGGCCTACCGGCTGCGTGCGCTTGATCGAATGATGACGAAGGCAGAGACAATGCGGAATATGGCACTGGCAGCGTCACTGATTGAACAGGCCGCCAAAGAGTGCGGTGATGCCTACACAAACAAACATAAATTCGAGCATTCCGGGCCTAACGGTGGCGCTATCGAGACGATCACCATGAGCAAAGAGGAATACAAATCAGCAAGGCAGGAGATGATGGAGGATGACGACTGCTGAGCAAAAGGCATTTGCCCGTAAGGTCGAATGCGAAGAGGATGGGCTGTATTACGCGCGCTATTTCTTCAAACAGCGCACCGGCGGCAAGATGATTGTCGCACCGCATCACAAAGTTATTCAGCAGACGCTGAACCGCGTTATAGATGGTGAGATAAAGCGCCTGGTCATTAACGTTCCGCCTGGTTACACCAAAACAGAACTGGCAACCATTAACATGATGGGCCGGGGACTGGCGCTGAACCGGCGCGCCCGGTTTATGCACCTGTCATACTCCCACCAGCTGGCGCTACTGAACTCATCGACTGCACGCGGCATGGTCAAATCGCAGGCCTACCAGTCAATGTGGCCGATGGCGTTGCGTGACGATGCGGACAGTAAGGCGATGTGGTGGAACGAATATGGTGGCGGGGTTTACGCGTCGTCAGCTGCCGGGCAGGTTACCGGTTTTCGTGCCGGACACATGGAGCCAGGCTGGCAGGGCGCGCTGATTATCGATGACCCGGTAAAACCTGATGATGCCTACAGCGAAACTGTACGCGATGGCGTGAACAACCGCTTTAACGAAACCATCAAATCACGTCTGGCCGTCGAAACAACGCCGATGATTGTGATTATGCAGCGTATCCACTATCACGACCTCAGTGGATACCTCCTGCGCGGCGGCTCCGGTGAAATGTGGCATCACCTGAATCTGCCGGTGATTATCGATAACAGCCAGGCGTATTCGGCGCAATATCCGGAAAACACCCACGCTATCCCTGTTGATCATGGTCTGCCTGACGGCTGGCTCTGGCCGTTCAAGCACAACGAGACACACCGCGTATCGCTGTTCTCGCACCGGCGAACTGCCGAGGCGCAATACATGCAGAAGCCCCGCAAGTTTAACGCGGAGGGCGCACTGTGGACTGAGGCGATGATTAGCGCCGCGCGCGACCTGCAGATCCGCTTTGATAAGGTTCGTACGGTTATTGCGATTGACCCGCAGGCCACAAACAGCGATGAAAGCGACGAAACCGGGATTGTGGCCGCCAGCGCATACGGTGCTGGTGATAAAAAACAGTTCTCTGTTGATGGCGATTACAGTGCCAAATACTCACCGGCTGGCTGGGCTAAAAAGGCTATGTGGGCCTATGAGGAACATGGCGCTGATGCCATCGTTATCGAAACGAACCAGGGCGGGGATATGGCGGAGGAAACACTGCGTAACGCCGGGTTCAAAGGCCGCATAATTAGGGTGCATGCCAACAAAGGGAAATTCGCCCGCGCCGAACCGATATCCGCGCTCTACGAACAGGGGCGTGTAGTCCATCACGGCAATCTCTATCTACTCGAAAACCAGTTGATGGAATACGTGCCCGCCACCGCCAAAAAGTCTCCTGACCGACTGGATGCCGCCGTGTATGCGCTGACCGAACTCGGCGGAGCGCAGGCAATTGGCATGATGATCCCGAAACGCCTCAGATAATTTACGGACCCTGCATGAATAAAAATCTTCAGCTGGCCGTCAACCATGCGTTGAACGATGCCAGGCTTGCGCGCGCCCGTATGATGGCCGCCAACCCAACCATGGGGCTGGATTCAAAGCGTAGCTCGGCATGGTGCGAGTACGGATTCAAAGACGACATTACCTTCGATGACCTCTACAGTCTGTACCGGAGAGGCGGTATTGCCCATGGCGCGGTCAAAAAGCTGATCGGTGCGTGCTGGCAAAGCAACCCGGAAATTATCGAAGGAGATAAGCAGGACGAAACCCGCCCGGAAACAGACTGGGAACGGAAAGCTAAGTCTGTATTAACGCATCGCTTCTGGCGCTCTTTTGCAGAGGCTGACTTACGGCGGCTGGTGGGGCGTTACTCCGGCATTCTGCTGCATATCCGGGACGGCAAAGACTGGAACCTGCCTGTAACCAGAGGGAGAGGGCTGGAGAAAATCACCGTTGCCTGGGCGGGAACAATCAAGGTTAAGGACTGGGATACAGGCATCAATTCCCGAACCTACGGCCAGCCGAAAATGTGGCAGTACATCGAGCAACTTGCGAACGGTGCCGTCCGGCGCGTGGACGTTCATCCGGATCGCGTTTTTATCCTGGGTGATTATTCCCCCGATGCTATTGGTTTTCTTGAGCCCGCTTACAACGCTTTCGTAAGCCTTGAGAAGGTGGAAGGCGGCTCCGGTGAGTCGTTCCTGAAGAACGCAGCCCGCCAGCTGAGCATCAACTTCGACGAAAAAATCGACTTTACCAATCTGGCCTCGCTCTATGGTGTGGATGTTGCGGAGCTGCAGGAAAAATTCAATGAAGTCGCCGTTGAGATTAACCGTGGCAACGATGCGCTACTCACCACGCAGGGCGCAGCTGTAACGCCGCTGGTGACATCTGTGGCTGACCCCGGCCCGACCTACGACGTCAACCTCCAGACAGCTGCCGCCGCGCTGGATATCCCGACCAAAATCCTCGTTGGTATGCAGACGGGCGAGCGTGCCAGTACTGAAGACCAGCGTTACTTCAACGCACGCTGCCAGTCTCGCCGGGGTGATTTGTCATTCGATATCGAAGACCTGTGCGACAAGCTGGTGGAACTGGGCATTCTCGACGCGGTAGGGCAAAAGACGGTTATCTGGGATGACCTGAACGCTAGCACCGACGCTGAGAAGCTGGCCGCAGCCAAAACCATGGCGGAAATTAACAGCGCTTTGCTCGGCACTGGCGAACAGCCCTTCACCGGTGAAGAAATACGCGTCGCTGCCGGGTATGAGGGCTCGCCTGCACCTCTGGGGGAAGACGATGAAGAAGAGGAAAACGAAACCTCCTATTCTGCCGGGAAACCTTAACGATCCCACCGGTGCAGACCGCCTTGAGCGCGGTGCGATTAACGAGTTCGGCAAACGGATAAGGCGCATTGCCAAAGCTTACCAGGACATTCTCGACCGTATTCCCGCATCGCCCGCTGTAAACCTTCGCTACACATTCGACCTGGACACCTCACTGTTATCAATGCTTCTCAGCAACGCCTCGGTGATTGTTGATGAAATCCTCTTTGGTGGCAGCGAGACCGATTTCTGGTTCTGGCGGGATTACGTCAGGCAGGGATATCAGCGCGGCACGGCCCAGGAGTTTGCCAGCCTGTCGCAGCAGTCGCCGGTATATGCCGCCGGGCGTGAAAGTCTCCAGCAGTTGTTGCTGAGCGATCCTTATCAGCGCCGCCTTCTGCTGGTTAGAACCCGAGTTTTTGAGGAGATGAAAAACCTCAGTGCGCGGATGAAATCGGACATGGCGCGCATTCTTACCGATGGCATGGGGCGGGGGCAGAACCCACGGGAAATTGCGAAACGTCTCACCAGCCAGGCCGGAATTGAACTCAGCCGGGCCAGGCGTATTGCCCGCACGGAAATACCGACGGCGCTGCGTCGGGCCCGGTGGGATGAAACGGATGATGCCGAAGCACAATACGGCATTACAACACGTCTTTTGCACCTTTCAGCGTTCAGCCCGACAACGCGGCGTAAGCATGCGCTTCGCCACGGGCACCTGTACACCACAGAAGAGGTGCGTGACTGGTACAGCATCGACGGCAACGCCATTAACTGCAAATGCACACAGGTTGCTGTGCTTGTTAATGCCAGCGGTCAGCCGCTTAACCCGAACATCATTGATATGGCTAAAAAGCGCCTGGAGAAAGCGCAGAAAGCCGGACTCATCGCCAACCACTGCGACTGCGGCCACCATAGAGCCGCGTAACCGCGAGACACCACCATGACCATGCAAGTAAACGTCACCACCCGTGTGAACAGCCAGTCCATCCGTCGGGAAGTTCACAACGGGCGCGATCATCTGATCCTGCCCAGTTACACGCTGCCGGCCAATGTCGTTATGAACGGCGGTCTCTATTCTGCCAGTGAAATCGATGCGCACTATGCGGGCCTCGAGGGGACGCTGGCACCGCTCGGTCATCCGCAGGTAAACGGCCAGTTTGTGTCGGCCTTCTCGCCTGAAGGGCTGAATGTCGGGTTCGTCGGCGCGTGGAACCGCAACGTTAAAAAAGCCGGGAATCGTATCTACCTGGAGAAATGGGTGGATGTAAACAAGGCCAGCGAATCTGAAGGTGGCCGGGAACTCCTCGAGCGCGTGGCAGCCATTGAGCGCGGCGAGGACGTGCCGCCAATTCACACCAGTGTGGCGGTGTTTCTTGACCAGCTCGAACCCAATGAAGAACAGAAGGCGCTGGGTGCTGAGTGGGTGGCAAAAATCCACGGCATGGATCACGACGCCATTCTGTTGCATGAGGTCGGTGCGGCCACACCCAAGCAGGGCGTTGGCCTGATGGTGAATGCCGACCTCGCCACGCCATTAAAAGCCAACTCCGGCGCGCTGGTGGGCGAATCTTTCCGGGAGCGTGAACAACGCCTCGATCGTGCAGCAAAAGCAAAGTTCGCTCCAGGCGAGAACGAATATGCCTGGGTGGCTGACTTCACTGATTCGCAGGTGGTGATTATTCGCAATGGCGGAAGCGCGCAGGTTTACGGCTACACCTCTGACGGCGGAAAAATCACCTTCGACGACACCGGAACGCCGGTTGCCCGCCAGGAATCCTGGGTCACCGTTGTAACCAACAAAGTTAAATCTCTTTTCACACCGCAGGATAAGCCTGCAACTAACCATCAAACGGAGGGCGACATGCCTTTAACCACTGAAGATACAGAACTGCTTCGCAAAATCGTTGGTGAGGCCATCGCCGCTAATAACGACGCGACCATTAAGCCACTGAGCGAAAGCATTGCAGCAATTCAGACTAACCAGCAGCAGCTCGCTGAGACCCTGACCGCTAACTCCCGCGCCGAAGAAGCAACGAAGCGCGCGGCGGTTGCGAAAGTTCACGGCGAGATCGTCGCGAACGCGCTGTCAGGTGATGCACTGGATGCGATGTTCAAAAACCTGGGCGAAGCCGCACCGCTGGGTACTAACTCCGCGCAGGCGCAAACCGAAACCGGCGCACCTGATCCGGCCACTTACTTCAAATAAGGGAAACGCCAATGCCACGTTATCGTCGCGTTAATATCGACGGGGAATCGCTCTACAAGACGGAAACCCGAAAACTTGCCGCGCCCCTGAACCCGGGGACGTTTGTTGTCATCAATGCCAGCAATCTTTTTGCACAGGCCTCTGCGCCTGTGGGACGCATGTATGTGCTGGATTGCGCTTATCACGAAGGGCTGGGCATTACCGATACGATCCCGTCCGGTCATTCGGGTGTGGGTAATTACCTGGAAGAAGGGCGTGAATTCGCTGTTCGTGTGGCTGCAGGCGCCTATAAAAAAGACCAGCCAATTACGGTTGTTGCAGGTCAGGCTGCTGCCGTTCCTACCGCTGCGGGTACCTATCAGGTCATCGGTTACTGCCAGGATGACGTCACCACCACGGCGGTTGACTTCATCCGCATCCGCGCGCGCGCTTCCAGCGTGACCGTTGCTTAAGGAGAGCATCAATGTATTTTTCTGCTGAAACACTGGCGACCAACAGCCGCCTGCGCACGCACTGGAATGAGCTGTGGGCTAACCGTAACATGTGGGATGCCCAGCACCGCGCCATGATGGCGGTAAACCGTAATCTCATGACGCCTGAAATGCTGGCGGCGAATGCCCTGGCTGGTGACGGTCTCGGTCGTGAATTCTGGGCTGAAATCGACCGACAGGTCATCCAGCTGCGCGATCAGGAAATCGGAATGGAAATTGTCAACGACCTGATGGGTGTACAGACGGTATTGCCGATTGGCAAGACTGCCAAGCTGTATAACGTTGTTGGTGACATCGCCGATGATGTGCAGGTTAGTCTGGACGGTCAGCCACCTTTTTCTTTTGACCACACCGAATACGGCAGCGACGGTGACCCGATCCCCGTTTACACCGCAGGTTATGGTGTGAACTGGCGTCTTGCTGCGGGCCTCAATACCGTCGGTATTGACCTGGTGCTGGATTCGCAACTGGCGAAGATGCGCAAGTTCCATAAACGTCGCGTTAAAGGCTATCTCGACGGTAACCCGACCATTCAGGTGCAGAACTATCCGGCCCAGGGCATGCGCAACCATCGTAACACTGCCAAGATTAACCTCGGTTCCGGTGCTGGTGGAGCGAATATCGACCTGTCTGCGGCAACGCCGGCGCAGCTACTGGCATTCTTCGGCCCAAAAGGACCGTTTGGCATCACCGCCCGCGCCAACAAAGTCACTGCGTACGATGTGCTGTGGCTGAGCGCTGAAATCATGGCGAATCTGTCGAATCCGTACACCATTGAAGTTGGCAGCGGCGCGAACGCCGTTATCAGCGGCACTGTCCTGGACGCCATCCGCAAATTTATGCCGGTGAAAGATATCCGCCAGACCTATGCACTAACCGGTAATGAATTCCTGGCGTATGAACGTCGTCAGGATGTGATCACGCCGCTGGTAGGGATGGCGGTCGGGGTGGTTCCGTTGCCTCGTCCGATGCCACAGAGCAACTACAACTTCCAGATTATGTCTGCAGAAGGTTTGCAGATTAAACGCGATGACGATGGCCTGTCCGGCGTTGTCTACGGCGCAAATCTGGCTTAAGGAGAAATTATGCCCAAGTTTGAAGTCATACGTGGCTGGCATGGCGTTAAGGTTGGGGATGTGCTGGTTCTGGATAAAGTTCATCCAGCGCTGGAATCTCATCTTCGCCTGATGCAGGGGGAAGCGGGCGGTGAACTTACCCCGGCAACACCGGGCGCGGGCACTGATGTGAAACCCCGTAAAGAAATCATTGCTGAACGCCTGAAAGAACTGGGGATCGAGTTCAAAGGCAATCTGGGTGCGGAAAAGCTTTCGGAGCTGCTGCCGCCTGGCGAGCTTGAAAACCTGTTCCCTGCTGAATAACCGCCGCGAAAGCGGTTTTTTTATGCCCCGTTCCGGCGGGGCGTCTTATTTCAGGAGTCTGTCATGGTTTCACAGGAACAGGCACAGCAGTACCTGACCGGGCAGGGCATCGCTTTACCCGACTTCGTGCTGGCGGCGCTGATTGACCAGGCCAACGGCATTGAAGAATGCCTGGTGCTTCATTATCCGGCATCGACAGCGCTGCTTATCCAGCTGTACCTGCTTGCGCTGATGGGGCTGGGGCAGGGTGATAAATACCTTACCAGCCAGACCGCACCTAACGGCGCTTCGCGTTCATTCCGGTATCAGTCGTTTTCTGACCGCTGGAAAGGGGCGCTGAGCCTGCTGCGCGGACTGGACAAACATGGTTGCGCGACGGCACTTATCCCGCCCGATCCGACTGCCGCGCCAGCATTTGCGGGGATTTGGGTCGGTAAGGGTGGCTGTATGTGCAACGGGGGCCGGTAATGGCATGGGTATCGGTGAAACAGCGTCTGCCGGAGCCGTTCCTTAAGGTCTGGGTCATGACAGACAGCGGCAGGAAGGCCACCGGCTACGTCAAAAGTAACGGTGAATGGTTCATCTTTTGCCGTGAGGTAGCCGCCGGGAACCCGGAAGTGATCAGCTGGGAGGAGTCATGAGCGCTACAGCGAACTGGGTATATACCAACCTCGCGACCATTTACCCGCGCACGTACGATGACTGGAAGGGTATCTGGCTGACCGGCACACCGTATCTTATCGACTGTACCTGGGAGATAAATCAGGAACAGGCGGTCGATGATGCCGGTGCGGAGTTCACCACTAACCTGATTATCTCCACAGAGTTGAAGCACAACGGCGCTGATGTCCGCAAGCCGCTGCGTAATGACTATGTCTCAGTGGGTGATACAACCGCCGAGCTGGACCCGGTAAATGCCAAAGGTGATGTGATCCGGGCGGTCAGGATGTGGGATATGTCGTTTTTCGGCGAGGAACCCGACTACAAAATTCTGACCGCTGACCGTAATTAGCCCGGTGCCTGATAATTACAGGAGGCAACGCTATGCCCGTTAAAGGTATCAAACGTGTTCAGTTAAACATGGGCAACGTGATTGGGAACATCACCGGGGCAGTGACAGAAAAGGTGATCACCGAAGTCATGATCGTCGGTTCCGGTTACGCGGCGCAAATCACCCCGATTCACACCTCCACACTGGTGAACAGCATGTATCGCGAACTGAAACCAGAGCCGGGTGGCATGACCGGGCGTGTCGGCTATACCGCGAGCTACGCCGCCCGGGTGAATGCGGCCGGTGGCACGTTAAAAGGCAAGCCCCGCCCTGACGGCAGCGGTAATTACTGGGATCCGGATGCAGAGCCTGATTTTCTGCGTAAAGGGTTTGAGCGCGACGGCATAGCCGACATCAAAGCAACCATTAAACGAGGCTACAAATTATGACGCGAAGCGAGGTTTTTGATGCGTTACGCGCCTGGCTGCAGAGCCACGGGTTTGATACCGGCTACCGTGTACAGAAGCGGTTCTGGGTCGAGGTGGAAGATTCACAGAGCGAACGCTATCTCGTTATCCAGCAGCAGGGCGGTGGCGCGGCAGAAGAGGCCATCACCCGTGACTACTTTCGCTTCATCCTGCTGACCGGGCAGAACGATGCTGATGTTGATGCGGTGGAGAACACCGCCGACGCCATCCGCCAGGCTATGCTCGATGACTACCACACCGAATGCATCATCTCAATGCAGCCAGTCGGGGGCGTTCCCGCCTTCCGCACCGAAGAGGGCCGATGCGCCTTCGAAATTAACTTCCAGACCATTATTTCCCGATAATACGGAGTAACACATATGACTTGTGAATCAGGTGCATTCACGGGGCGCGACGTCGTCGTTTATTTTGCGATTGGTTGCCCCGAGGTTCAGCCAACGCTGAGCCAGTACAAGCGCCTCGGCATGATGCGTGGCAAAACAACCGGCGTGGAATGGGAAACCGCAGACGCCACCGCTGACCAGAGCGCAGCGTATACCCAGGAAAATCTGGTCACGTATAAAAACGTATCTTTCTCCGGTGACGGCGTAAGCCGCAAGGAAGCTATCTACGGCCAGAAGGAAATGAAGCGCCATGTTTATAACCCGCCCGGAGAAACCAGCAACCAGCCTTACGTGTGGCTGAAAATTATCTCGCCGTTCGATATCACAGAAGGCCCGTTCCTGGTAACGAGCTGGCAGGATGAATCACCGCATGATGACGTGGCCACGTGGTCGATTGAAGCCTCCAGCGCCGGGCTGGTGGATGTCCGCGACGTCGGCGCGGTCATTAACATCACCTCCCAGCCGCAGAACCGCACCATCACCACCGGCAGCACGCTGACGCTTACCACAGCGGCGACCGTGACAGATGGTTCAGCGCTGACGTATCAGTGGAAGAAGAACGGCACGGATATCAGCGGCGCCACGTCAGCCACCTACACCAAAGCCAGCGCGGTGGCGGGGGATGCCGGTTCGTACACCTGCCAGGTTTCATCGCCCACCGCCGGTACCGTCACCACGAGCCCGGCAACGGTTGTGGTCAACGCGTCTTAACTGACAGGGGCGAAAGCCCCTTTGAGGTTTTATGCAGGCAATTACCGATATCGGCCAGGCGGAAATACGCGCCGGTGGCCGGAGAATATTCCTCAACCCTTCGTTTCTTGCGATGTCGCGCATTGGCTCACCTGAAGAGATTGTCACAGCATTCGTGACGGTACACGGCGGACATTACCCTGAGCACCGTATCAGCGATGCTGAAGTGATGCGCAGCATCCAGGCGCGCTGTTTTGCCGACATGGTTGTTACCGCAGCGAAGGTTGTGCAGGCGGCCAGTGATGATGACCTCCGCCAGATGATCGGTGTTTGCTCAGTCACAGCAAAAGGCAAGTTATCGTATCGCCCCGGCTTGTTGCCGGTATCACACATTATCCAGCTGGCGCGCCATCTTATTCGCCATGGGGTTGTGGGCGACCAGCCGCAGGAAGCCGCCAGCAAAGGTGAAGGCGAATACTCGGGGAAATTCGATGCCCGGTCTTTCGTTTATCTGGCCGTGGCGCACCTGGGCATGAGCGAGTCCGATGCCTGGAACATGACCATGACCAGCTTCAGGGCGGCAATGAACGCTAAATATCCGCCGAAGGAAGCCACTAAAATCCCGACCGAGCAGCATTACGATGAGGCTATGGACTGGGCAGAGAAGATGTTCGCACTCGATGCGCAGCGGAACGGGTTGCATTAAATCCGGTTTAATGGCGACTGCTGCCCCAGCCCTCGCGTTTCATTTTGGCTTCTATTTCTTTAGCGCGCTTAATGTTCCCTTGCTTTCGCAAGATCACGCAAAGCTGGTGTGCTGGGTGGTGACCGGGATAACAAAATTTTGAGTTTGGCGATAACTTGCCTGTTACCCTGGCGTATTCATCGCACTGGTCGCGGTGCTTCCTTTTCATTGCCTCGATAACAAGCGCTGAGATGGCTATTGATTTTTCACACAGCGCTATAGTGTTCTCAAGGTTGACGGGGTTTGCTCTGAGTTTGTACTGTGCTTTTATCTCCTTAATTAGCGAAATGTGAAGATCCACAATTTGATGGCTGTTCATACCGGAGATTCGCGCAATCGCTGAAATTAGCTGTTCCATTTTAGCCTCCCTGACTGATTTTTTATCAGACTACATGGTGAGTTATGCATGCGCCAGTTTATGACCGGACGTTGTGATCTCTTCGTTAACAAGCATGATTGATGTCAAAAAATCGCTCCAGCCCGTTGCGCTGTCGCGCTCCCCTGATAGGATTAGGTTACTTTTACTCTGGGAAGGGATAGGGAAATGTTAATTGATATACCGGGTACTATTGATGATTATTTTTTTGCTAACGAAACCGAAGAAATTAAATATAAACCAAATAGAAGCAGAATTAGAGCGTTAGTAGATATAAGAAATCAAAAAATCCAACAAATCATATTGGCTGGTGGCAATCCTCACACGGCATCCCTGGATTTACAGGATCAAATTAATGATTTTTTTTCTGATGCACCTGTAGAAGCTCAGGTCGTATTATATGAAACAATGACAGAAGAACTATTAGCGTCTGCGTCAGCATTGAATGATGAAGCGGATAAGATTAATGCTAAAAATGCGTCCAGCGAGGCTGCTGGTAATGTTCTTGGGCAGATATTAGGCGCTTTAATTTTAGTGGTATTCCTAATATTTATTTTTGCGATACTTAAATAGAGATGTCCACTTATTTGATTAGAAACCCTGCGATGGCAGGGTTTTTTATTACCCGGAGAAAAGTAAATGGCCGAAAACGTAGGTGAAATTGTTTACATTATTCGCGCGGATACGGCGCAATTACTTAACGCCGGGCGTAACGTCGTCGATATGACCAACGACCTACAGAGTAACTTTGATGATACCGACGAATCAGCGGACAACCTGAATACGACACTGTCGAAACTCGCAGCAACGATCAAGTTAATCTTCGCTGCTGGGGCATTGCGTGAGATGGCAAAAATGGTGCAGAGCTATCAGGAGATGGCCGAGCGCGTTCAGATGGCGACATCAAGCCAGGCTGAATTTGAAAGCGTTCAGAAGCGCTTGCTTAATACGGCTAACGGGACTTACAGATCTTTAGCAGAAGCACAGGAGCTTTATATTCGAAGTGCCGACGGTCTGCGCAGTATGGGCTATTCCACGGAACAGGCTATCGATGTCCAGGATTCAATGTCATTTGCTTTCGTAAAAAACGCCGCCAGCGCAGATCGTGCAGAGTCAGCCATCAGCGCATTTACCAAAGCGATAAACACAGGGAAAGTCTCCGCTGATCAATGGGAGTCCATCACAACCGCAATCCCAACAGTAATAAACGACATTGCGAGCGCCAGCGGGAAAACAGCGGCGGAAATACGTGCGCTAGGTGCCACCGGCAAGCTGACGGCATCGGAACTTAGCGAAGGTTTACGACAGTCCCTTGATCAAAACGCATCTGCCGCGGCGGGAATGTCTAACAACCTCACCGATGCAGGCGTGAGAATAAAAACAGCCTTTACTGAAGTGCTTGTCGCTATTGAAAATCAAACAGAGGCATTGCAAACCTTCACCAACGATCTTATTAGCGCCTCAGATTCAATTTTGGAATTTGGGCGAGATTCTGAAGGCATGGCTGGATTTATTGATACCGCCACTATCGCTGTGCAAGCTTTTGCGCTCGTGTTAGCTGGGCGATATGCTGGTGCGCTCACAGCGGCAGCAGCGGCACATATTAAAGCCACATCCACAAAAATTGCTGATGCCAAGGCCACTGCCTCGGCAGCCCAGGCGGCAGAGTTGGAGGCGGGCGCTAAATTACGTTCAGCACAAGCAAGCAAGAGCGCTGCAATAGCTGATCTCGACCTTGCCCAGCAACGCCTTGTTACTTTAAAAGCCACAAACGCGTCATCAGTTGAAGAGGTTCGCCTTGCTAATGCGGAAGCCCAAACCATTCGCACGCAGATAGCCCAGATACAGTCTGAGAAAGCATTGGAAGCCCAGCGAATGCGAGCGCAAATAACCGATCAGGGGCGCATTCAGACCGCTACAAGAATGGCTCAACTTCAGCAGGCCTCTGCTGTTTTAACAACCCGCCTGGCAGCAACCGAGGCCGCCGCCTCTCAGGCTCGCGCTACGGCAATTGCAGCAGCGGAAGCAAGAGTATCAACTTCGCGGCTTGCTTTAGCGGATGCGACTGGAGTGGCAACGGCGGCAAACGGGCGCTTTATTGTCTCCCAGGAGGCAACTGCCGTGGCGGCTAGGGCAGCATCAGTCAGTATGGGATTATTACGTGGTGCCTTTTCGTTAATTGGCGGGCCAGCTGGTGTAATTATGATCGCGGCAGGAGCATTATTTTATTGGTGGCAAGCCACAAAGCAGGCAAAAGAGGAGGCTTTAAGTTTTGCAGATTCTCTTGATGGCGTTATTGCCAAAATGAAAGAGATGAATCAAGTACAACTAGTCGGGACACTGGCTGATATAGCTAAATCAATACAAGCTCAAAAAGAGCATATTGATGACCTTAATAGTTCTGTTAGGGAAGCCCAAGCTGAGTATGACAAATACATCACTCTGGCGAAGCAAATGGGCGTCGCTCAGGATCAAAACAACGGCTATGTGAAAAAAGCCAATGAGTGGCTGCTGACATTGAATCAACGAAAAAGAGATGTCAGCAATGCGACTGATAAATTAAACCGTACAACTGAGCAGCAGTCTCTTATACAGGCAGAACTTAATCAGAAAGCGCGAGACTCTGACGCCGCTTTTGCTGTGCTTGAAAACAACCTGAAAAATGTTCTTCCTGGTGCCGCCGATAAAGCCATAACTGTTATGGCAGCAACCATCGAGTTTATGGATAAACTCAATAAAAAAGCCGCGAACGTTGGGAATATACAACCTGCGGAACCGGAAGACTCCCCCGAAGCGAAGAAACTCATTCAGAACGCTGAACGCCGCCTTGCTCTTTCAAAACTGGAAGGTGAAGCAAGAGCAAGACTGCAGGCACAATACGATGCTGATGATGCCAACCTTACTGATGAGAAAAAAAGAAGGGCCCTTGAGGATCAATACGCTGAAACAGAGCGGTTAACCAGTGCGCGAAAAGCCGCAAACAAGGAAGCGAAGAAGTCCGCTGACGACGCAACGCAATTTTTATCTCGTCAGCAGTCTGCACTGGATCGACTCAACACCGGTTATGCCGATGGCTCGCTTGAACTGGCGAAGTACGATGCGGTTATGGCGCTTGGAAATAAAGCGACTGACGCGCAAATAGCTAAGGCTGAGCAGCAGGCCGACGCAATCTGGAGAAGTCAGCAGGCGATAAAGGCCGCTGCGGAGGAAGAGAAAAAGCGCGCTCAGGCCAGTCAGAACTTTACCAGCCTGCAGGGGCAGGTATCACCAGTTGCAGCGGTCGATAACTCATATCTGACGCAAATGGCGCAGCTCAATGAGTACGTAACCCTTTATCCGCAAAAGATCGCGGAAGCCGAAGCGTTACGGGCCAGCATTGAGGAACAGTATCACCAGCGGCGCATGGCGGCCATGTGGGAAGAGTGGCAGCAGCAAAGCCAGATTAACAGCATGATTGGCGCCGCCGTGGACTCCTTACAGGGCGGGGCAACCAGCGCCATTACTGGCCTGATAAACGGCACTCAGAGCCTGCGGGAATCTTTCGCCAACATTGGCACCACGATTTTAAACAGCGTGGTAGGCAGCTTTGTTCAGATGGGTATTGAATGGGCTAAAAGTCAGCTTATGGGCCAGGCGGCTGCGGCTGCTTCTCTGGCAGCAACTACTGCCCAGGCTTCAGCTGCCGCAGCTGCATGGGCACCAGCTGCTATGAGCGCTTCAATCGCGACGTACGGCAGTGCTGCTGCGGTGGGGCAATCAGCGTACGCTGGTTCAATGCTTGCAGCCAAGGGGCTGGCGCTTGCTGGCGGTCGCCGTTATGGAGGCGGGGTATCAGCGGGCAACGCCTACCGCATTAACGAGGATGGGCGCTCTGAGGTCTTCCAGACAGCTGGTGGCCAGCAGATGTTTATCCCCAATAAGTCTGGGAAAGTTGTCTCGACTGATAATGCTGGTGGCGGGGGTAACGTAACAGTGCAGCAGGTTAACCATTACCATTTCGAGGGCAGCCCGGACAGCCCGGCAACGTTAAAGCAGTTCGATAAAATTGCTTATAACGCTGCCTTGCGAGCCATCAGTAATGAGCAGCGGCCTAACGGGCTTCTACGGAGAAAATAATGCCTGAAATCTTCACCTGGAAACCTCAGCGCGGCTATAGCGCCGAACGTACCCCGAACGTGGCCATCGTGAAACTCGGAGATGGCTACGAGCAGCGCCAGACCAAAGGCATCAACCCGCTGATGTCAAAATACTCGCTGACGTTTCGCGGCGTTAACGGGCCGTGCCGTGTGAACCCGGCGAAACAGGCCGAGGCGTTTCTGACAGCACGCATGGCGGTGGAGTCTTTCTACTGGACACCATCGGATACGGGGGTGCAGGCGCTGTTTGTGTGCCGCTCCTGGAATATGACAAAAACCGGGCCGCTCTATGAACTGACGGCCACTTTTGAACAGGTACCACGATAAAGCCGAAAGGCGGGAGAGAATTATGTCTTTGGATAACAAAGTTGAATTGCTGAATACCGAAATTAAAGAACTGCGCCGGATTATTGCTGAAACAGAAAAGGCATTTGCTAATTTTCAGGAAAACGTTAATGCCCGGTTTAACGCGGCCCAGGAACAGACCGCAGGCACTTTTTCTATAAAAGGAAATATATTCAGTGAGCAAATATTTGGCGAATTGAAAAAACCACCTTCTTATTGAGAGCTAATTGACCTAAATTCACCATTGTCTTCTGTTCGCTTATCAAGCTCATCAACAATTCTTTTGAATGCGGCTCTTTGTTCATCATCATATTTCTCGTTTATTGATTCATATCGCAGAGATTCTATCGTTGCGCGCATCTGCTCCCCCCCAAGAGTGAACGGTAAATAACAGATTACGGTGTTAAGGACATTAACTTCACGGCGAAGATCGCTAATTATGTCGAGTAGCTCCTGTAACTCTACAGAGTCTTTTTTCATGACGTTTCCTTTAAAGAGGTTATCAGCCATCCCTCGTTTTTAATGCATCCATGCCATCACATGGATGGGCTGAACCCACAACATAACCAGGGATAGCGATATATCCCATCCTGATATTCGAACAGTAGCCACCTACGGGTGGTTTTTTTATGGGAGATTTTCGTGCGCGACATACCTCCAGAACTAATTATCGAAAGTGTCGATGCCGGAGTCGGCGCGTTTATAGATCTCTTTGAAGTTGATCTCCGGCCGTACGGCGGCGATGTTGTACGATTCCACTCCGGCACCAACGGCTTTTACAACAATGTTATCTGGCGCGGTAACGCCTATCCCGCTTATCCCATCGCTGTCGAAGGCTTCGAGAGCCGAAATGAAGGTACCTATGCGCGCCCGGTTATGGCTGTCGCGAACGTCACGGGTATGATTTTTGGGATGAACCATGATTTCGACGATCTGCTGGGTGTGGTGGTCACGCGCCGCCAGGTGCCGGTGAAGTATCTTGATGCGGTTAACTTCCCCAACGGTAATCCGGATGCAGATCCTACTGTGGAGGCAGTGTCCCGTTACGTTGTCGAGGAGATGACAGAGGAAACCTCAGAACAGGTGACTTATTCCCTCGCAACGCCGGTGGACTGCGACAACGCCATTATTCCGGCGCGGACTATCCTGGCGGATGTATGCCAGTGGGTTTATCGCGGCACCGGCTGCAATTACGACGGACCGCCGGTCGCCGATGAACGGGACAACCCGACCAGCAACCCTGCGCTGGACAAATGTTCTCACCGCCGCACAGGTTGCCGCTTCCGGTACCCGCGACCGTACCCCATGCCAATCAGCAGTTTCCCCGGTTCACAGAAGGTTTCCTGATGCAGGAATTACTCGATTATGCGGCCTCGTCGCAGTATGAAGTGTGCGCGCTGATAATCAACGATACCCGCCTTTACCCGTGCCGGAATACACATCCCGATCCTGCTCACCATTTCCGCATCAGCGATGAAGACTGGCTGGCAGCGGAAGAGGTGGGGGAAATCACTGCGGTATTTCACTCACATCCGCAGGCGGTACCGGTGCTGTCAGGTGCTGATCGTGCCATGCAGGTCATGACAGGACTGCCCTGGTGGCTGGCGTGTAACGGCAAGCTGCGAAAGTTCCGCGCGGTACCGCACCTGCTGGGCCGCAGTTTCAAGCATGGTGTGACGGACTGCTACTCGCTATTTCGCGATGCGTATCACTTGTGTGGCATTGACCTGCCGGATTTTGCGCGTACA